AGAGCGGCTTTTGTTTTTTCGTTTAGTGGCTTTGCTTTTGACATTCTGAGCGGCTCTCGACTTGCTTATAGCAGCGACATCAATGGGCTCACCCCGCTTGTACGCTGCGGCGGTTCGCTTGAGTTCTGCTGCTTTTTTTGACTTGTTTTTTGACCCTGCTAGATACTTTTTTGGCAGGCCTGTTTTCTTGTCCTTCGGCACTTTCGGAAAGCGTCGGGGCATCACAGGTCTCCTTGCCTTTGCATCGTTTAGGGGTCACACACCCCTCGCAGAGGGAGAACTGCGGGGGTGCGTTTTTCTTCGGGCGTAAAACACGGACGTAATACATCTATGAGCAGAACTTGCCTTTTTTGACGTTTCCGCCTTTTTTATTGCCCTTTTTCTTATGATACATCGTTATCTCCCGACTTTACGCATCGCCAACCGATGAGCCTCTTTGAATGTTTTTCCCGCGCCCATAGAACGGCGCATCGCAGCCATATGCTTCGCTGTGTGATGCTCTTTGTGCCGTTTCAGCGCAGCCTCTTGACGTGCAGTTAATTTTTTCATGCCTTTGATCGCCTATTGGACTTTTTACCAACGCAGCCCCAGCGAGCGCGAGAAAGCCTCAAAGGGCTGTTTGGGTTTTTTGCAGATTTTGGAAAGCGCTTCATTTGCGCATCTGATCTTGCGCAATAAGCGTCACCCTTTTTTGTGCCTTTACGGACTCGTGATCCGCCATCTTTTGCCTTGCCAGCTTGCCCATATGACACTTTTTTGCCACTAGCGGTGACTTTGACTCGTGCCTTTCCCTTCGCTGGCTTTGCTCTGGGCATTGATTAGCCTTTCGCCAATCTTTGTTGCAATTCATACTCGCGGCGCTGTTTTGGTGACATCGCACTAATATTCGCAGATGGCTTTTTTACAGCTTTTGGCGCTTTCTCCACTTTTTCAGTGTTTACTGGCTTTTTTGTGCTTTTAACCATTTTTATCCTCATCTTTTAAAATCTCAATTGAGTCTAAAATTTCCTTATACTCACCAGCCGTGAGGCCTGCCTGCATCCCGCAGTTTGCCGCAGCTAGTAAGCTGGCGTGCATCAACTCAATCCAAGTCATGTCCGCAGAAACGTGTAACCCATTGATATGACATATTAATGAGGTCAAGCACGTTTCAATGTTCTCTTGCTCTGCATCTAACTCAACAACGATGTTCATGTTTTCGCGCTTGGGAAACTCCACAACATTGTCAGTCATACAACCCACCTCGCGTCTGGCTTGATGCTTGCCCTTGTGTTCCACCTTGAAGTGTGGCCTAGAGCCATCGCACCCTCTTGGGCAAAGGTCAGCACAAAAGCATCCGCAACGTCAGGGCTTCGCTGCCCTCTGCGCTTCATCTCGTCCTTCGACTCAATCTTGAGCTTGCCAGTAGATTGATATTTATACCTGACGGCTGTGACCTCGCTAATGAGCGCCTCATCATTCGGTATCTTGCAATCTCTGGCCTCAAACCACTCTCTAGCCTTCCAGAACAACTCGTCCCGAAGCCTTGTAAAGCGATCCTTCAATGAAGGACTCTCAGACACTGCAATGCCAATCGTAGGCACACCCAACTCGCTCAATCTATCTGCTAAACCGCCACCAACCCCAATAGAGTCAATGAACACCTGTTCAGGCCGCAACGAATAAGGCGTGGCCTCATATTCAGTCAAAATGATGCCAGCAAGCTCCATCAAGTCCTTGCCCTGCCAGGTCTTGACCTTCTCCGTCACCACCTGACCCTGCCGCTTGCAAAGGGCTGATCTGTCGCCACCAAACCGCGCAACATCAACGCCCCAAACAACAGGGGTCATAGGACTCGACTCAATGTCCCGCTTTACAGCGTCCTCAACCAAATGCAGAGGCAGCAGAACATCATCGCTTTGAGTCGGGAACTCTCCCAAAACACGGACGCGATAGACATTGCTCTCCTCGCCATACTTCGCCGCCATGTCCCCGATAAACTTGGGGTCAACCGTGTCAGCATCCGCACAACTCACCGTCATGCAATGAAACTGCTCACGATTGCTATGGAAGGCATCGAAGAAAAAGCCCTCTGCCCTTGTTGGGTTGCCAGTGAGAACCGTCTTTGCCCCCTTCGTGGACATAGCACCCTCACCAACCTGGAACACCACATCTGGCACACCAGACGCCTCATCAACAATGATCAGCATATTTTCGCTGTGAAACCCCTGCAAAGCCTCTGGGTTCTCTCTGCGACTTGTGCGAAATGCACAAAAACTATCACTGCTGCCCGACAAGCTGATCTTGTCGCTCTTGAAATCTAATTGGCTCTTGAAGCCTTCGGGCATCTGCCGCGCCCATTTATCAACCTCAGTCCACAACACATCATTTAACTGATGCGCCGTATTAGCAGTTGCCACGATCTTGGTCGGATACCTCGTTAGCAGCCACCACAAGATTAGCCATGACAAATAGGCCGATTTGCCAGTACCGTGACCCGACTTAATCGCCAGCTTATTATCGCTCGCAATCGCTCTGAGCGCCTCTGTCTGCCAGCCCTGCGGCTCTGCCCCTATAACGTGCCGCACAAACATCTCAGGGTCGTTACGGAGCTTTAAAAGGGTATCTTCTAGGTCAGTCAAAAGCCCGCCCCAATCCCATGCGCAGTCTGGGAGAAGCGCATTGCCAAAATTTTTCAGTGCCGGAGTCCCTTTGATTCCCAGCAACAAAGGGGGGGTCTAGCGATGTGCCTTGATGATGATCGCCACAAGAAGCGCAATGATTATCGCTTCGGCAATGGTTAGGGGAAACGACTGTATCATTTGGTCTCCTGAAAAGGTTGGGGTATAGCGCAACACCTGCCCCCCGCGATATTACAGGGGGGGTATATCAGCCAGGAACCACCAAAAACCGCAGCTTTATTGGCAACACATTGGCAACACAACCCGCTAACCCGCAGGATATATAGCTTTTCGTCAGGCTCTTTATCTAACGACCTATTGAATTGTCGGAGTATCGGCCTCGCGTGCGCGTAGTGCTAACGGTAGCTTGTCAGTACCATCACCACTAACCTTCCCTTGCACTGCCTTCAATGCCTCTACATAGCTCCCTTCAGCGCTATGGTTGACTTCCATCCTGTCACCATATGCCTTCGGTGCCATCCTGGCAGCACTCCACTTCAAGCCATCAACAGCAGCACGAAGCATTGCACTGTCCTTGTACTTCCCTTGCAGCCCTGCCAGCGCTATTTCAGCCACCAGTTCGCCGTAATAATTACCGCGCTCCTCTTTTGCCTTCTCATACTGCAACGCAAACGCTGCATCATTCTTGACCCATTCACCAATGGTCTTGCTTGTTGGCATACCCTGCTGCTTGCACGCCTGCGCACAGCTACGTCCGTTCCTGATCATGTCCAGGAAGCGTGCGACAACTTCAGGCGATTTCTTGCTGTTCGTCTTGTGCGGTCTTGCCATTGCTCAACTCGTTAAATGTTTTCCCTGATGCTTCATGCACCGCGTCTTGTCCTGTGAAGTCCTGCCAGCGCTTTACAATCACATCGACATACTTCTCATCAAGCTCATTGATGTAAGCGTTTCTCCCGCTCTTTTCAGCCGCAATCAGCGTGCTTCCAGAGCCACCGAACAAGTCCAGCACAATGTCTGCACCCTTCGTGTTGTTTAGGATTTGATACTCAATTAAATCAACTGGCTTCATTGTCGGATGAAGGTCGTTTTTCTTTGGTCGTGCAAATCGCATGATAGTTGTTTGCTTGCGATCAGATGCCCACAAGTGTGATGCACCCTTTTTCCATCCATACAAACACGGTTCATGCTTCCATTGGTAATCTTGCCGCCCAATGACAAGACTGTCCTTGTCCCAGATTAGGCATTGCCGCACTTCCCAATCAATGTCTCGACAGGCAGCGCGAAAGAAAAACCCGTTCACATCAGCGTGCCAAATGTAAAACACGGCACCTTTTTTCATAACAGTGTCAGCCGTTGCAAAGCTATCAATCAAGAACTGCATGAACATCTCATCGCTCATGCTATCGTTCTTTATCTTCAGCTTATCTTTTGTCCCACCCTCATAATCGACATTATATGGCGGATCAGTAAGCAGCATATCGGCAAGCTGACCATTCATCAGCTTATCAACATCAGACTGCACCGTTGCGTCACCGCATTGCACCCGATGCCGTCCAAGCATCCACACGTCGCCCTTCACTGAGACAGGCGTTTCTGGCAGTTCCGGCGCATCATCTGCGTCCGTCAAACCATCTTCAACCTTGTTTGCTTCAGCAAGTAGGCTATCGATTTCATCTGCACCAAAGCCAGTTAGATCAAGGTCATAGCCCTGATCCAGCAACTCCTCAATCTCGACAGCGAGCATTTCCTCGTCCCAACCCGCATTTAGT